GTCCAACTCATCAAAATCAACGATGAAGAGATGTTGATTCTTGACGCATGCGATGGCATCTTCGCCGACCAATTAGGCGACATGGTGCTCAATGCGGCAGCAATGTGGGCGGCTAATCGATTGAGTTGACACCCGCTGCTACAGCGGATAAATTGTTGGTGGGAGAAAGAAAGGGACCCAATGACAACAAAGGCAAAACAAACCGACAAGAGAATTTACGACATTCTCTGGGAAATCGAACCACTCAAGTTCAAATTGGAAAAACTGGTCGATGAAACCCGCAGAGCAGGCGGTCAACGCTACGACTGGCAGAACAAAAGTTGGTCAGGTCCATGGAGCGAACTCCTAGTTAGCACTGACCCTTGGGTCATCCAGCGCCTCGAAGAAATCAAGTCGGTGAACCACCAACTGAGCCTTCTCAAGACCGAGTACATCTACCTTGAGAAAATCTGGCAACACGAAAAGTGGAGCCGCTTCTACCTCGTGGTCGGTACTGGTCAGGGTCACATCCACAAGGACATGAACTGCCACTCTTGCTACCCCACCACTGAGTACGCATGGCTCCCAGAGTTGAGCGGTGACAGCGAAGCCGAGGCAGTAGTCGCCGAGGGCGAAATCCTCTGCACCTTCTGCTTCCCAACCGCTCCAGTCGCTTGGTGCGAAGGCGTCGGACGCCGCACAAAGGAAGCCAAGGACGCCGCCGCCGCAGTCAAAGCAGAGCGTCAGGCAGCCAAGGCAGCCAAGAGCCTCAGCCTCGACGGAGACGAAGTAGTGATTCGATGCGACCGCAACAACCGAGAGGTTCACTCTTGGTCGAAAGCCTTCAAGACAATGCGGGCTGCAGAACTCTGGGTGACAGAGGCGCTGGCATGGAAAACCCTCAAGGCGCTCTACCCAACGGAGACTTACATCGGCTTCGGTCCTGACGCTTACAGCGATGCGAACCTCGAAATGGTCCTCGAACTGATGGCTCAGAAGAAGGGCATCGAGGTCGCCGAGATTGTCGCCGCCAACGCCAAGAAGGTTGAGAAGAAATTCGCCGAAGAGCGCAAGAGCATCGACTGGATGCTGGGTCAAAAAGCGATGCGCCAACAAATTCAGAGTTAGGCGCTGATTGACTTGACTCAGGTATGTCACATGAGGTAACTTGGAAGTGGAGGGGGAAACGCCTCCTCCAGAAAGGGAAAGGTCAAGATGCTCAAGAAAGAGCGCCTCGCACAGGCAGTTGAGATTGGTCCTTTTGCCAGAGCAACCGTTGAGCAAATCGCTCACGCTGCTCAGGCATTGGCGACAGAGCCAACTGAGGAGCATGCGGAGAAATTGATTGCTCTGATGAAAACACTGGAGCACACAGCGGTCGGTCTCCGCTGGGTCTAACTGAAAGGTAAAAATGTTCGCCCTCTTCATCGTTAAAGCCGTGATTCTCAAGAAGTATTTCGGTTGCGACACACCCGCACTGGTTGACGGCGGATTTATCAAAGCAGTGCTGCTCTACCCAATCGCTCGATTCCTGTAAGGAGGAACCTCATGAGCAAAAAAGTCACTGAATACAAGGTGTTTCACGCATCTGACGGAATGTTCTGGGTCGTCGAAGCAGACACCCCAGCAGAAGCCGTCGTCAAGGTTTGCGGCGAAATCCTCGAAGTTCTAGAGCACAACATTGCCGAGAGCATCTTCAACTACAAGACGAAGTACATCGGAATCAACGGCGACACAAAGTTCGAAGTAACCAGCGCAATGCTGGTCTAAGAAAGGGAAACAGAATGACCACCAAGCAAAAAAAAGTCACCAAGGCGGAAGCCGTCTCGGTCCTCAAGCAAGTATGCGACCACTACGGAATCAAGCCCGATAGCCGAAACGCCCCGAAACTCATCATGAACTTCGACTGGCTCGGACACGGAGGACAACCTCACATCGTCTGGGAAGAAGGACCATACGAATGGGCACAACGACACTGGGAAGCCAAGAGCGCAAATGTGTTCCTTGAGCCGATGACCAGTTGGGCACTCGGGATTTACCCAGCCTTCTAAAACCAGCCAACTCTGCAGGTAGCCCGCCATCGTGCGGGCTATTATGCGTTCATGGCATACGACGAGGATGAATGGTCGCCGCTTCGCACAGCGACAGCAGCCCTCCATGAAATGTTCATAACCCTTGTGGAATCAGGGTTTGAAGAACACCAAGCCTTGCAACTGGTTTCGACGCTCATGACCAATGGACTGTTCGACTCTGGAAGCGATGACTGAACCGTCCTGCAGTGAAACATCACCGCACTAAAGCATTAGGATTGACGCATGGCTGAAAAAGACGACATGATTGAACTTGGCTCGTCTGGCTTACGCCGCACATCGGGCTTCGTCATTGACGACTTCGTAGCCAATCTTCAGGGGCAAAAAGGTGCCAAGATTTGGCGAGAGATGGCGGACAACGACCCCGTCGTCGGAGCCATGATGTTCGCTATCGAGCGCCTTATCCTCCAAATCGGCTGGGATGTCGAGCCGTACACCGACTCTGAAGAGAATGAAGTAACAGACGAGGCTGAAGCCAACGCCGAATTCGTTGAAGAGTGCATGAACGACATGAGCGAATCATGGTCCGTCATGCTGCAGCAGATTCTCTCTTTCCTCATCTACGGCTACGCCCCATGCGAAATCGTCTACAAGCGCCGAAACGGTCTTGACCAGAAAGACGGCTCCAAGCGGTCCAAGTACAACGACGGCAAAATCGGTTGGCGCAAAATTGCTCTCCGTGCTCAAGAAACCGTTTGGTCATGGCAATTCGACGACACAGGCTCCATCGAAGGCGTCAACCAGATGGACCCCTATGTCCAAAAAGGCGTTGTTTTCATCCCCATCGAAAAGATGCTGCTGTTCCGCACCGTGTCACCACGAAGCAACCCAGAAGGTCGCTCCATCCTGCGAAACGCCTACCGCCCATGGAAGTTCAAGCGCACCATCGAAGAAATCGAAGCGGTCGGTATCGAGCGTGACCTTGCTGGACTGCCCGTTGCTTATGTCCCGCCGACCATGCTGTCCTCAACAGCAACACCTCAAGAGGTCGCAGCCCGTAATGCGATTCAAGCCCTGATTCGTGGAATCAAGCGCAATGAGAACGAAGGCATCCTTTTCCCTCTCGCTTACGACCCTCAAGGTCGTGAAACCTACAAACTGACCCTTCTGTCCAGTGGCGGTTCACGCCAGTTCAACACAGACGCCATCGTTTCCCGCTACGACCAACGAATCGCCATGGTGGTCCTTGCCGACTTCATCCTCCTCGGACACGAAAATGTTGGCTCTTTCGCTCTGGGCACATCGAAGATTGACCTGTTCACCACAGCAATCCAGCAAATCTGCAATCAAATCGCCGAAGTGTTCAACGACCATGCGTTGCCCCGTTTGTTCAAACTTAACGGCATGCCCACAGACAAACTGCCGAAAATCAAACCAGAGCCAATCGCCCATGTGGACCTCACACTCCTTGGCGACTTCATCTCGAAGATGGTTCAGGCTGGCGCAATCACGGTCGACTCTGGTCTGGACGAATACCTCCGAGAACTCACCAATCTTCCCAAGAAGGTCGAAGGCGAAGAAGGCGTTCCAGAGGACCAGTTGACATCAGATGAGATGAACATGGCTGAAGAGGCGTCAGACAACGCTGCAAAGGCTCCAGCGCCCGCTGAAGCCGAAGGTGTACCCATGACAGCCCAAGCAAAGCAGGAGCCTTCAGGTGCCGTTCGTCAGCCGAAGAAGTAGTCGGGTCAGCAAGAATGTAAAGCCCATCGACCCTCAACTCCTCAAGGATGTTGATGCGATGGCTGCTCCCTATCGAGAAGCAATGATGGGGCTTGACGCTGTGGTCCGTGAAGCCGCCCGCCGAATCGGTGAAGGGGCAGATGCCCTGCAAACCTTCCAGACACTTCTCTCTGACGCCGTCGTAGAGCACCTCTCAGCCCAGATTCCCACTGCCGCTGGTGTTATGTCACGACAGGCGTTTCGAGCCGCTGTGCAGGCAATCAAGGACCTTCCAACGGGTTTAAGCATCGGTATGTCTTTCGACAAATCAGACCCGAGGGCTATCGCTTGGGCACGGCTCCGTGCAGGCAAGATGATTGTCCAGATTCAAGACGAACAGTTACAAGCAATCCGCCAAATCATCTCCAATGCGATTGCCAATGGCGTCACTGTTCCACAGGCAGCAAAGCAAATCGAGCAGGTTGTCGGTCTCCACGACCGTTGGCAGCGAGCAGTCAATAACGCCTATGAGCGGGATGTACAGCGTTACATCGCCGAAGGTATCCCTTCAGAGCGAGCCGTCACAATGGCTCAGCACAACGCCGTTAAGTACCGTCAGAAGTTAATTCGTACCCGTGCCCGCAACATCGCCCGCACCGAAGTGATGGCTGCACAAAACCAAGGCACCCTTCTTTCATGGATGCAGGCAGGCGAAAAAGGTCTTATCAACCTTTCGGTCACCAAGAAGGAATGGATGGCTGGACCATCTGGCTGGAAGGGAATCAGCGTATGCGATTTCTGTGCCCCGCTGAATGGACAGCAAGTTCCCGTCACAGCACCTTTCGATAACGGTCTTTTAACGCCTCCAGCACACCCTTCGTGCCGCTGCCGCATGATTCTGGTCCCACCCGAGGTCTGACATGTTGAAACTCATCGCCACCAACGGACCAATCTCTCTCTGGCAAACAGGGTTTACGACGCTCTATCCTGACTTTGAAGCCCTCCAAGAAACATTCCCGTCGGGTCACATCGTCGACGATGAGGGCAATGTCATCGAAGTACCAAACATTGAATCGGTACTCAGGTCCGCAAATTGGACAGTTGTTGCAGCCCCAGATGAACCAGTGGGAAAAGGACGCAAGCGACAGTTTGCTTCCCGTGCTGAAGCAGCCCGCTACGCCGCTCAAATTCGATGGGGCAACCGAACCCCCGATGCGAGCGGACCGTCAAGTCTGCCGACAAACCCGCTGCCCGTAGCAGCAACTTTCGACATCAACGAAGCAATCATGACTGGCGCACCGTATGCGCCGTTGCTGCCTGAAAACTTTCCACCAGAACTCAAAGCCGCTTTGGATGAAATTCCTAAAAAGGAAACAATTGGCAAGGTCGGTCCTGCTACAGCCCGAGCACACGAAATGCTGACCGAGTATTACATGACTCATTTGGACCCTTCGTTGTATTCTCCCGAAACAATCGATGCGTTGAATCAGCAAACGAATTTCTACAAAAGCCTCGCCGACAAACACCCAACTAGGCATTTGGTTAGAGAAGGACAAGCCAATCAAATGGCGGACATGACCCTCAGAAGAGTTCATGAGCGCATGTACATCAAGGAAAACATTGGCGACCAAGAGGCATTGGACTACACCAAAGGAATGGTTGCTTCACCCAATGCCAGAATTGCTGTTGCGGTTGACCGTGAAAATCTGATGAGCGTTCTTGACAAAGGATTTTCAACACAGTTTTCG